TACCCAATGGCTCGACGCGGAACAGAGACCCAAGGAAGCCCCTTCACTCCGGGCGGTAGTGAATCCGGGGGTACCTTCCAAACAGGTATGCTGGCATTTGCGTATAAGCGTTTTGCTTAGGAGAGTCTTGTGTCTTGGTTGATTCCGGAAGGACTTTATTCCACCAAGCACGCCACCGTCTCCTCCAACATTGGGTCTGTAGGTAACGCCCAGGATGGCTTTGGCGAAGGCTACATACAAAGCCCTTTCATCGCCCTTGTCGACAGTCCGGGTAGGTTAGTTCCTACCCTACCGAACAGGGTAACAGGCTCTGCTTGGGTCATACCCTCGTATGGGGATCTTTGGTTCGAACAGATCCACATACTACCTCCGGGGGTTACACTAGGGAATCTCCTGGTCGACCTGGCAGGATCTTTCACGGTGTACAATGCGTCTCTACTGAATACGGAGACCATGACAGATATCGTGTCTTCGGGTACCCAAGGCATCACCCTTACCCCACCAAGCCCTCTCCCCATAGGTCTCGGTCCCCTTGAAGAGGGCATATTCCTGTACGGTGTGTCAGCGGTAACAGGGCCCGCCATAATCAACGCCCTGTACCAGTTCGACTTCGGTGCGGTCCTCCCCGAGTTCTTCATCACGGGGCTACGGTCAATCATGTGGCCTTTTGCGGCCCAACGACCGATGAAGGAGACCCTGGAGGGGAAGACTCGGATTATTGAGTCCCGGGATGGCACAGAGCAGCGTGCAGGCATCCGACCCATCCTGCGACAAATCTTCGACATGGAGTACCTGCTGGTCGATCCGCAAGAGGTTGCTGCTGCGAAGAACATGCTAGCCGGGCATCATGGGAACCCTTTTGCTGTCATCATGTGGCAGTATGCGCGGCGGTTGGCGACGGATGCCGCCGCTTCGGACACTGTCATCAATGTGGATACCGCTTTCGCTGAATTCCGTGTTGGCGAAGAGGTTGTACTTTGGACCGCTTGGAACAGCTTTGAAATCGGTGCCATTAGTGGCACGACGGACTCCACGATAACTGTCGAACAACCTTTGACGTATGCCCATGTCGCGGGGACATACGTCCTCCCGACACAGTTTTGCACTGCAAGGGACGCGGTCAGGAACGAGAGATACCAGACCAATGTCACTAAGGTCCAGGTAAAGTGGGCTTCCAGGACGTATGAGGACTACTCAGATATCTCGACTCTGACTACATATAAGTCGAAGCCAGTCATTGATGGGCTAAACTTCATGCAGGGCCGCACACTTCGTGAGTCAGAGATCTCAGGGCACATCACTACTGATTTCAAAACAGGTATCTTCGAGACGGTGGCGCGGAAGCTCGTCAATTCACCTACAAGCATGAAGACCTGGGCTCCAGAGACTCCTGAAGACTTGTTTGTGGTTCGCCAATTCCTGCATTGGGCGAAGGGTAAGCACCGCTCCTGGTGGCTCCCGACGTTCCGGAACGACTTCCAGATCACCCTTGGTCTGAGCCCCTCAGATACCCTTATCGAAGTGAAGGATGTCTCATACTCTACTCTAGTTGGCGATATCCAGCCTTTCAAGGACATCTACATCCGTTTGACAGATGGTACTGTGATCTACCGGGAGATCATTTCTGCAGTGAATAATGATGATGGCACGGAGACCTTGGAGATTGATAGCGGTACCGGGTATACCATCGCAATAGAGGATGTTGCCATGTTCAGTTATCTCTCTCTAGTACGGTTCAATACTGAGAAGATCTCGATTGAACATCTGGGTCAAGGTCGCGCGGTAGTCAAAGCACCTATTATCGGAGTGATCCAATGACCTACCTTGCAGCTGAGCAATCCGCGGAGTCAGGTAGCCCGGTAGAGCTGTATCTCTTTCAAAACCCTGAAAGCGAATTCGCTTATACGAGTGGGAACCTTCCTGTAATCTTCGGAGGGCGTACCTACGAGCCTACTCCCCTGAAGCGTACCTCAACGGGTCTAGGTTCTAAGAAGGCATCTAGTCAGATGACGGTAACAATGTCTTCTGATACCGAGTTTACTAATAGGTATATCAATGGGGTACCCTCTTCTTCAGACACTTTGACGATCTATCGGCGACATCTACTCGATGGGGACTCAGAGACCATTGTATACTGGGTAGGCAGTGTCGCTACTGTTACCTTTCAGTCGGATATCGCTAAGGTCGCAATCAACCCAGCTTCAGCTGTGCTGGAGCAGTCTATTCCCCGTCGCATGTATTCCTACCCGTGCAATCATGTCTTGTACGACGCCCTCTGTACTATCAATAAAGAACTTTATCGCAGCGATGTTGTAGTTGAGGCAGTCTCTTCAGATGGGACCCAGATCACGTTCTCTGATGATCCGACATGGGGAGGTCTTTCAGCTACTTTTCGCTTGACACAAGACCCCTCTTTTTTCAATGCGGGGTACGTACAAACGGATGATGGCTTCCGATACCGCATGATTCTGTCTGCTGTTGGGGATGAGATGAACATCTCCATTGCCTTTGAGACCCTTGAGGTTGGGCAGGTACTGAAAGCCTATGCAGGATGCAATCACTCCCCTGCGCATTGCCATGATAAGTTTTCGAAGAATATCTCGAACTTTGGTGGTTTCCCTCACGTACCTATCAAGAACCCGTTCTCAACGGGCGTACTCAAATAGGAAGGAGACGTTGTGCCTCGAAAACGTAAACCCCCATTCTTCTGGATAATCCTACTCCTTGTATCCGTTGCTCTCTTCTTCGTCGGACAGCTACTGGCACCAAAATCGGAGATTGAGGACGAACGTCCGAAGGGCCTTGGAGATTTCAATTTTCCGACAGCAACTGAAGGGCGGGCAATCCCCGTTATGTGGGGGTCCTCAGAGGTAACAGGGACCAATACCATTTGGTATGGGGCCCTCTCTGTCTGGCCTATCACAGAGATTGTACCTGAAGGAATCTTCTCAGAGAAGGAGGTTACTGTTGGCTTTGTGTACCGGGTCGGCTTCGATCTTGCTATTTGCCTCGGGCCAGTGGACTTCGTCTCCCGAATTGAAATAGGCGATATCGCCATGGAGGAGGACGCTACGATCACAGCGGCGGGCGACCCCGATGGCGTGGCTGGGTGGCTTACTGATCTTGAGGCGTGGGGAGGTTACAAGAAGGGTGGGGGCATCAATGGGAGTTACAGGTTCTATGATGGGGTGCCCGGTCAGAATCCGGAGGCTTGGATGCTCGATCAGGTCAACCAGGATGTCTCTTGGGGTGTTGGGGATCCGCCGGGTACGAACAAGTCTCTTCCCGGGTACAATAATCTATGTCACTTCGTGTGGAGAGGCGGGGATATAGGTGAATCCGCCCAGATACGCGCATTCGACTTTACTGTTCATCGATACCCGAACCCCCTTGGGCTAACAGGCGACAAGCATAAGGTCAACGTAGACGGCAACGACCGGGGTGATGCAAACCCGATGAACGTGATCTATGAGATTCTCACTGACACGGACTATGGGCTATCTACGCCTCCCGCCAAGATCGCGATTGCTGAGTTCATCACAGCCGGAGATCAGCTATACACAGAGGGACTCGGGTTTAGCATGACGCTCGATCGGGCCAAGGCCGCCCGCAATGTTATCAATGAGGTGGAGAGGCTGGTCGATGGGGTGTTGTATCAGACGGTTGATGGTCTTTTCCATTTCGCTCTAGTCCGGGATGACTACGACCCGGAAACTCTTCAAGTATTCGATGAATCCAACATCACTGAAGTGAAGTCCTATACTCGCGCCTCATGGACGGAGACTCATAACTCCGTCATGGTGCGGTACTCAGACCGCACAAATGGATACAAGGAGACAGGCGCCGTCGCTCAGGATATGGCGAATATCCAGATCCAGGGTCGCGAGGTGCGCGCACAAGTCAATTTCCCCGGCGTCAAGCATCCAGATACCGCGGCGATCGTCGCAGCCCGTGAGCTGAACCAGATGTCCTTCCCCCTTGCGCGGGTGACCTTCATGGCTAACCGTGACGCCTGGGGGCTGGTTCCCGGCGGTGTCATCAAGTGGAACTGGGCTCGGTATGGCATCTCTGGCATGATCCTTCGAGTCGCCGAGATTTCTCACGGTAGCATCACCGACGAGAAGATTCGCGTGATAGCTTATCAGGATATCTTCTCTCTTAGCCAGGCCAACTTTATTGGAGGTGGTCCGTCCCTCTCTCAAGGAGTTACCACCGAGCCGCAGGCCGCGACCAATGAACGCGTCCTTGGTCTTCCTCGTTGGTTCATACTGACGGATGACAAGGTCAACTCCGCGACCGTCGGTCAGAGAGCTTTGCACATCACAGAAGCTCCAGATGACGTGACGACTGCATTTGATGCTTACCTGGATCTCGGGGGTAGCGACTTCCAACTCGTTGGGCGTGCTCAGTCCATGACCCCTACGGGTCAACTCCAAGCCACCTACAGCGAATCAGCTGGTGCCGGTGGCGCTATCGATGTAACCGGCTTCACGCTTGAGAGTGTACGGTGGGGGAATACCCCTGCGGAGACCACCCCCAACTCGATCCTTGAGTTTGGCTACGGCCTTCTGTTAATCGACGATGAGATCTTGGCGTTCGAGGATGTTGTCGACAACGGAGATGACACTTACGACATTGCTCGAATCCATCGATCTCTTCTGGATACAGTGCAAGCTGAGCACTTGATCGGGGCTACCGTTTGGTTCATCCGTCTTGGCAATGCAGTGACCTCTGTCGATTTGTCCGGAGGCCCTTTGACGTTCCGAAACTTGACGCACTCTGTTGGAGGCGTGCTCGATATCGGTGATGCTTCAGACATTGTGCATACCCTAGATGATCGTCAGAATCTCCCCCTACGGCCAGGCTACGTCCGTGTCAACGGGAGTTTCTATCCGACGGATGAGGGCTCCAGCGCCTTGAACACTACATGGCGTCGGCGTGACAGTGAGCAAATCCAGGTGATCGATGACAGTGTGGCCGACGAGTCCACCAACCTCCCGGACAACTACGTCTTGGGTTACCGTCGAAGAGATAGCTTCGGTGTACTGGGACCCCTTGTGCGAGAAGAGGTGGTTGCAAACACGGCCACGAACTTCTCATACTCCCGAGCAGCGTACCTGGCGGACTTCGGTGCTTTCGTTACCGGCGATGGCATGCACATCACACTCTACGGTCGGGACACTGGGCCTACCCCCTCCATCAGCTCCTGGATCAAAGAATTCCTTGTGGCTCAGGGGTTCTCAGCCAGCATCTCGACTCAGTCTCTTTTGATGAATGGCACAGCGCCGGCTACTGATCAGCACTACATCGAGGGGCCGGCATTCACCGCAATTTATGCGTCAGATCCGACGGTAGTCACTTGGTCGGCATGGGTCAAATCGAATGAAGCGACCGCCAACCTGGATATGATCCTGGGCGGCTCCTCGGACTACGATCTCTGGGACGACGGCTTTGGGCTGCACGCGACCAGCGCAACCAACTGGGTCGCATGGTTTGGCGACTCCACGGGAGGCGGCGGTGGGGCCACCGTCGAAGGGGCGGACAGCCTCTTGGACGGCAGCTGGCATCACATCTGCGCGACCTGGGACACTGTCACCAATCAGACCCCGATCGTATGGGTCGATAGCGTAGCCATCACTCCGGTCACCTCGAACTCTCGATCGATCGCGGTGGACCGGGGCACCGGGAAGTTCGACCTTGGTCGCCTCGGGACAGTTGACTCGCCCGCCTCGGCCTTCACCCACATGAACTTCGATGAGGTGGCGATCTACGACCGGATCTTCGCTCAGAAGGACGTCGATGCGATCTATGGGGGAGGTGACCCCCAGGATCTGAACAAGGCAGGCCCCACGCCGGACTTGACTCTGTGGTGGGTGTGCGGCGAGGATGGTTCGGACGACGCGACCGCGGGCTCCGGACAGATCACGGACGTAGGCGGGAACGGGAACGACCACCATGGTACACCCCAGGCATCATCTGGCGACCCGAGCTTCGAAGCCGATGTCCCCTAATACCTCAACCCGACAGGAGGCCCAAGTGGCTACGTCAACTTTTCGCTGGCTCGTCACCTTGATCCTTACAGTGATGGTTGCCGCGGGTACAGCATACAGCGCAGTTGTGCTTGCCGGCCGTGAGGCTGGCATCCAGGAGCAGAAGGTTGCTCAGCTTGAGACCGCTGTCCAGGTGCATACAGAGGACACGGATGTCCACCTATCCATCTCCGCGGCGGTTGCATTAGAACATCGTTTGAGCAGCCTGGAAGGCGCAATAAGACACCTCAATGCATCAATTGAGAGCCTCGATGAGAAATTGGAGAAGCCCTGATGCCCCAGTTTGGCGCAAGATCCCAGATCCGGTTGGACACCCTCGACCCCATCCTACAAGTGATACTGATGCGGGCCATTCAGGTGACCGACTTCTCGATCATCTGTGGGCACCGGGGTGAGGCTGAGCAAAACCAAGCATTCGAGGCGGGAAATTCCCAACTTGTCTACCCAAGGAGCAAGCACAACTCATGCCCTTCGCGCGCTGTTGACATAGCCCCCTACCCAATCGACTGGGACGATATAGAGCGCTTCTGCTTCTTGGCCGGTGTAGTCAAGACAGTCGCATGGTCGATGGGAGTTGGCATCATCTGGGGTGGGATATGGTCCTTCAAGGACTACCCCCACTTCGAACTGGAGGACAGCATATGGCTGTCGCAATGAACATCTTCGCATTCATGCAAGCCCCACGGCAAATGGAATGGGAGGCGGCAATCACCGAGGGCTGGCCTGGCCCGGATGGGTCTTCGGCATCGACGGACCACATCATGGGCGTTCGGATTGGCGTGACCAGCCCGGAGTACGAGCACCACGAGCTGCCGGCGAACCGCCACGATTGGCGATACCACCTGGGCCGCACGTACTGCCTCCCTGAGGGCCATCGGAGAGCTGCCGACGTCGCGTACCGGAAGGACTGTATCGAGACCGTGGGGGACGCTCTGGACGGCAAGACCATGATCCTTCTCGGGACCCTGAGAGCCTGGGCGCGCTACATCGTGCTGAGGTGGTTCGGGAAGCCCGCCTGGACGGCGTAGCGCTGCGGTTCGGGGGTTCCGCTTGCTGCGCTAGGCGCCCCGGAGCTTCACTGCTCCGGGGCGCTTCCAGGCGGCCCTACTTGGTCTCGATCTCGATCTCGATCTCGATCGGCTTGCTGGGCGAGAGGCCGATCGCCCATTGAAGGGCTGAGGACACGCCGGCCTCGTAGGTCTCACCGAAGCACCCAGAGTTACCCTCATCTGCTTCGATGCTGTCCGCTTCTCCAATCTGCTTTTCAATTTCCGCCGTGCTGGGTCTCATTTTCGTCGTCCTCGGGTTGTACTTCATACGCCCGGCACTGATTTCTACCCCTTCCAATGAGCGGTTGATGGAGGCGGCGTAGTCCCGAGCCTTCCCCAGGATCTCTCGTTTCAGCTCGACGTCGGTAATCGAATCCCAGCCAGACCCACCTACAATGAGGTCGAGAGGTTCCTCACTTTCATCCGAGAGGTCAATGATCGCGCGTATCTGGCCTTGGTTAGTCCCGAAGATGAGTATATAGGGCTCCCGCATCAGAACAGATCCTCTGCATACTTCTTGGCCCCGAGGATGCAATGTGCCCGGAGCTTCTTGAAGTCAATAGTTTGGTTTGATTTGCCCATGCTCTTGAGCATCGCCCAGATCTCTTCGGTCACCACTTCGTAGTAGACCGTTTGGAGGAGACGCGGGATGATCTGTGAACGGGCTTCACGGAGTACCTCTTCCCGACTCAGCTTCGATCGATTGGAGTCCTCATAGCATCCTGCCTCATCGAGCACATCCAATTCGATTTTGGCGCGGGTCTTGGCCACGAGTGTTGGCGTGACGAACTTCTCCGCCAGCCCAGCCTCAATGACTTTTGAGCCCTTCTTCTCGCAGACCCCAAAGGCACGACGGTTCTGCTCCTTGAACTCAGAGCGCACCCATTTGGCCCAGACCTGATTACCGAAGCGGTTGGTGTATCCGTAGTTCTTGACTACGACGCCTTCACCAACCCCACAGCCCTCTCGGATGAGATAGGTGTTCTGTTCCCCCTCATGAACGAGGTTGCTCTCTGTGGGGTTGGTGAATTTACAGAGGGGTTCGATGAGGGGGATGTGGTATGCCCTAACAACCGGGGCGTACATCTCGTAGGGGAGTAAGCTTCCAGTCTGGTGATCGAACACATCGAACACATAGAACTGTCGCCAGACACTGTCACGGTACGTCTTGATGGTGTGCTTTACCATCCACTCCCCGTAGAGCCGAAGATGGGGGAAAACCGCCAGGAAGGAAGCAACCCCTTCGTGCTCCCGGACCCAATTGAAAAAGCCAGCATTCGTGTCATTGGCGGACAACTCGCGGGTCCGGCAGCCTGCACACACCTTCCCCATATGGGTCCAGATTTGGGCATTGGAGCCATCGAGCTTCGGGAAGATGTAGCAGGTCCCGTGTTCGATCCCGGCATTCTCCACATGGCCCCAGCGCTGGATGTGCTGGTACTTCCGGAAGATCAGAGTCTCGTGTTCGGTCATCGTCCTCTCGCGATGCAGTAGTAGTGGGCGCGATCCTGCTCCATGCCGGCCCGGCTTAGCCGTTGCTGGCAGGTATCCCTCCCGTAGGATCTTGGAGTGATGCCCTGGGTGCCCTGGCATCCGAGAATGCCGATCAGGAGCATCATGGTGAGCACCATCCTCACGTAGGACATCACGAAAGCTGTCGTCGGCGCGAGTAGGCCGCACGCCAGGAGCCACCACATTCCTCTAAGCATCTTCCACCTCCCCTTGCTCGATCACAGAGACCATCCCCTCAGGAGTGATCCGGAGCGATCGGTTTTCGTCACCCGCCAGGGTGGTGATGACGGGCTTCCCGCGCTCCCGGGCTGCCTGGATGCCCGCGCGAATAGTCGGTGCTGACGCTCCGGTCTCTGAGGCGAGCCGTGCGATCGGGTCCTCTTCCGACCCCTCGGTGCTCCATGCCTGATCGGCGCTCTCAGCGGCTGCCAGACGGGCCCTCATCGCCTCTACGCCCTTCCTGAAGAACTCCACTTCCTCCACCATCGTGGCCAAGGTCACCCCTTTGGGGAGCCCTCCAGCCGTCGGCGGCTTGCCTTTCGCAGGGTTGACGTGAGGCATGCCTTTGTTCACCAGGGTGTGTCTCTCGCCGATTACGTCTGTGAAGGAGGTCACGACTCCACCCTTTCCGGGGTAGAAGGGCCTTGATCGCCCGGCGGCCCCCGTAGAGGCTTCCACATGCGCCTGTGACAGCTTGCTGCGCGGGCAATTGTCGGGATGCCGGCCGCCCGGCGGGCGCCCGCATTTCGGGCAGTCCTGTTTCGCTTGTCCCATGATCAGCTCTCCTTGGTATCCGGGGTGGTGTCGCCCGCCAGTAGATCTCGGATCTCTACCAGCAGTAGACCAATTAGGTTGAGCTGAGCCGCCTGCACCGCGGCATTATGCTGGATGCTGTCGTGCTCCGGTGAATTCCAGCCATGCGCATTTACGTGGTCGCGGGTGACTTTCCCCATTCGTCCTCCGTGATGTAGAGCACAAGCCCACCCTGATCGGTACCATTGCCATCGAGGCAGTTGATCCTCATCCGTCGTAGCCGGTAAAGCTCATTGACTTCACCGGTTTTCCCTAGGCGAAAGCCAACCCGCGCGCAGGCGTCTATCGCATCAGCGAAAGAATTCAGCTTGACGCCAGAAGGGTTGCCCACCAAGTGGGCCTGTGTGCGAAGGGGCTTGCCAATCCGTCCGAAGGCTTCTTCGAACTTCATCAGATCAGTCTTTCGCGCCGTGCGGCCGTTGATGCCACGGGGTGAACGCCGCCATCTCGTCCGGCGTCGGGAAGGTGCCTTGAAAGCAGATCGCGCGATCATCAATTGTCAGAAAAGCTGCTGGCTTTTCAGTCGGGAAAGACAATTCGCGCACCAGATCAGGGGCGTACTCCCTGAACCATTCCTTCATCGCGTTGAGGCCCTCAGGGCTTTTCGAGCGCGCGGAGTAGATCGCGATCTCAGCAAAACCCTCCCTGATGATCTCTTCGATCCACTCCAAGGCACCGGGTACCGGCGGATCAGGGATGAAATCCATACCGCACCAGCCGCTCTTGTAGCTGTGAATCACCCCGTCGAAGTCGACACAGAGAATTCGTTTTCGTAGCTTCATCAGGTCCGTCCCCTTTCGTGTTTGGGCAGGCGCCCAGTATATTCGAGCTTCCGCAATGCCGCCTCATACCTACCGATGAGAGAAGGCTTCGGGGCGTGGGAGAGGTGGTCGAGTAGATCGCAACGCTTGATAAGGCCCACGAGTCGATGGCTTGCGATGTGGCTGATGTACTTCTGGTAGGGCTCGCCGTCGTCCTCCTTGGTCAGCAGATGAACCATCTGTGCGATGCGGGTACCGAAATCAGCCATGATCAGCGGAATGGTAACGTCGGTATCCTCAATGACATCGTGGAGAATTGCAGCAGCCAGGACATCATGGTCTTCGATGAGGTAGTCCTCGATCAACCGTGTGGCGACCCGAAACGGGTGAAAGATGTACGGCAGAGTCCCGTAACTCTGCCCGCTGTGGAGCTTGGATGCGAGCTGTATTGCTTGATCGAGCTTACCTGTACCCGGGAATTCATTGCCCATCGATCTTCTCTCCTGTTTGAACCTGCATTCTCTTTCGGCTAGTCAGATCCTAACCTTTAGTGCTTCATCTCTTTCAAGCCCCACATTTCTTCGAGACTCTCAGGCACCTGGACTTCCTTGAGGCCCGGGTAATGGGACACCATGCTCAGGGCCCCGAGGGCAATACCAATGCAAACACGGAAAAGCTGCTGACGGATCACTGATGAGTCATCAACGCGACCTTCAGCAGCGGCTTCCGCCTCCGCTTGGACCAAGTGGCGTACCTGAGGCAGCATAACCTCGATTGTTTCGAGGAAACCCAAGAACGCAGCCATACCAGCATTGGCTAGGTTTGATTCCAACACTGTCATAGCTTGTCTTGCTATGCCCGCCAGCAGCTCTTCCCGTTGCAGCATGCCCCCTCCTACTCCCGAATCCTGAAGAATTCTGTGGCGATCTGCAGAGCGCGGATTCGCAGGGCAGTCAGATCCCCATCCTGGATATTGAGAACCACGTCGGGCGAGATCTCGTCGACAGCCTTCTCAGATCGGTGGAGAGTGGAGGTGGTATTTGTGGGCAGGCCGAGTCGGTTCACACGCACAATGAGGGCCTCATCGAACTTCCGGCGGGTGAAATCAGCTTCATCCGGAAAACGTGTGTCTGTGTTGACCCAGCCAACAACCCGTTTCCGGCCGGGGTGCATCCTCGCGAAATCCTCGATCTCATTGATTCGGCGATACGCTGCGCGTAGCCATGTGTCGTCCGCGATCATCTCGCGGAAGCCCTCTGTACCGAGGAGCTGTAGTACCTGGCGACGGCTAAGGCCAGCACCCCGGGCGCCTGGGCACTGATAGTGATGATCCCGATGTAGGGGGATTTCCTCCTTGTAATCCGAATCGAAATCAAGCTGGGCACGGTCCCAACCGTATACCTCGCAGACGATATCTTTGAGGGTATTGGCCCACTTGAAATGTTGCAATCCGGAGATGGCCCCGAGTATTGCACCAGCTGCAGTGTCCTTACCAGAGCCGGCATAGCCGACAAAGGCGATGACCTTCATGTGTTCTCCTTCACGTACAGGTGATGGGGCATGACTACCTGAGCCCCGGGTTCCCCCATCAAGTTATGACGGGTGAATAACTCTTTGGAGTCCAAGCGATTTCCGACCAATGTACACGGGCCTCACCGAACATGGTTTTGCTGATGTTCCCCATCTTTCTCCAGTCCGTCTTCCCTGCACTGGCTCTGATGCTCTGCAGCGGTGGGGTGGCTGGATAGAATACCTTGGTTATCCCTGCCTGAATAAGGACTCCAGCGCAATTGGGGCAGGGGATACACGTCGAATAGATGGTCGCCCCGCGCAGGTCATGCGCTGCATTGAGGATTGCATTCACCTCTGCGTGGACCACGACAGGGTACTTGAAACTGCGATCCTCATACCTTTCGGGAGAATCGTTCACGCCGCGCGGGAAGCCATTGTAGCCTTGCCCGAGCACCCGACGGCAACTGTCGATGATGACAGCGCCGACCCCCATGCTCGGATCCTTACTCCAGCCTCCAACGAGGTGGGCTTGATCTAGGAACCGTCGATGCCATTTGAGATCATTTGGTGCCATGGTGAATTGATGTCCTCTCCCTTTGGACCGCTAGCCTCGACTGAGAGTGAGGCTAGCGGTCCAGTTGGACCGCTAGCCTCGACTGAGAGTGAGGCTAGCGGTCCAGTTGGGGGCCAGGGATTTGCCCCTACTCGATCGCGATCAGAGAGAAGCAGACGTTCTTGCTGCTCTCGTCCAGCCGCACGCGGAGGTTCCCGCCGAGGCCATCATTGATGGTCTCGTACTCCCACAGCAGCCTCACAAGCTGGGTGCGGACTGAAGCGGCCATGCTGGTACGCGTCTTGGCCGGATCCTTGCCCTTCGGGACCGGGACTGAGATGGTCTCCCCGGGCTTCATCTTGGTGATGCCTTCTGCCAACTCAGCGTACTTGCTGATCTGGGTCCTCTCGTAGGGCCGGAATGCCACGTCGTCTGTCTTCGTCTTTTCGAACTGCAGGCTCATGTGTTGTCTTCCTTCTCGTGTATGAGGTGGGTCTCGTGAGGCCAGTTCGTCCAGCCTTGCCGATCTCTAGCCTCGATAAAGGCTGCGCATACAGCCTCGATAAAGGTTGCGCATACAGCCTCGATGCGGAGCTTGGGGCCTATCTCAGCGCGTGTCTCCTTGTCGAGCGTAAAGGTCAGCTTGCACACTTCCTTGGCCACCCCGCCGGAATCCTCGGCCAAGACGGCAAACCACCCGCCCAGGTGATGACCACTCTGGTCGCCCCACTCCTCGTCTTGCCTTATGCGCTCTTCGATACAGTCAAACAGGACGTTGAGTAGCTGAAGGGGGGCAATCGTGTCTGAGGCTAGGTCTCTCAGGCGGTCAATGAGGTCTCCAATCTCAACCTCTTCGCGCGGTTCTTCTCGACTCATGGGTGCAGTGACCCTCCTTTGATTTGGTCCATCAATGCCACAATCAATTTGGCCTGATGGGTGGCGTCGTCGAGTGCGTTGTGGTGGGTACCAACGCTTGGGACGCACGGAGGGAAATAGCCCGAAAGTGCTGCGGCTACTTTCAGCGTCCGGAGGTCGGCGTCATCCCGCCAATGCCAGGGGCACTGGATCCCGCAAAGATCATAGGACTCTCGGAGAATCCTGTTGTCGAAGTTGCTGCCATTGCCCCAAAGCCTAACCTTCTTGGGCACCCATCCTGCGAACCTGTGGAGGGCATGAGGTAGGCTTTTCTTGGCGACCTCTAGAGCCGCCCGTGCCTCTTCGGACTGCTCTGCCCACCATTGGAGGGTGTCAGGGTCGGTCCTAGCGTAGTGGGACGTGGACGAATCGAGATCGATGTTCATGTAGAACTTGGCCAAGATGAGGCCCGTCTGCATGTCAAAGCGGGCAGCTCCAATAGAAAGGATCGCGGCATCCTGGCCGCAGCTGGCGGTCTCCAAATCGATACTGACGTCGTGGGTCCGGCTCATACTGGAAGGTCTTTCCGCTTGAAGATCGACTCAAGGGGTATGCCGCGTTCTGCGAAAGCCTCCGTGGCCCCTTCGCCACGATCTACCAGGCATAGCACTCGGGTCACCTTTCCGCCAGCAGCAGTAACAGCGTCGAGTGCTTCAAGGGTAGATCCACCCGTAGTGGTCGTATCTTCGACAAGAGCTACTCGTTGAC